AAAGAATTCCTCACTACCCCATTCAATAATACTTTCATTTATATCACAGTAGTTACAGAATCTTCTTTCCCAACTACTACGACATATAATGTTCTTTACATTACCTTTATATTTTCTAGGAAACGCTGGTTTGAACCTACTTTTAATACTTTCAGCCATATCTCTTATACATAATATATAAGGTCAAAAAGTATTTATAGTTATATGCCTACTATAAGAAGTATAGACACCATTAAGGCAACCCTTTTAACACCTGCTTTAACATCTTACTTTGATGTTGAGATTGGATTACCTAATGGTCCTATAAGAAGTAAGTTAACGAGTCTTCTTGGTGGTACAGTACAGCAGGATAGATTACATATAATGTGTTCGGATGCATCATTACCAGGATCTAGTTTAGCAACATTGGAACTTACTAATGATCGTCATGGTGTGACGGAGAAACATGCATATAGGAGAATATTTGAGGATAGAATTGATTTAACTTTTTATGTTGATGCGAATGGTTACTTACCTATCAAGTTCTTTGAAACTTGGATGAGTGAGATTATGAATGAGGATTCTGCTGATGCAAGAAATCCAAATTATTTCTATCGATCAAAGTATCCTGATGAATATATGGCAGATCAAGGATTAAAGATTACAAAATTTGAGAGAGATCATAATCGTAGTATTGAGTATGAGTTCTTTAGAACCTTTCCAATTCAAATGAATTCAATGCCAGTTTCTTATGATGGATCTTCCCTCTTGAAATGTACTGTATCTATGTGCTATATTAGATATATTCTTGGCAAGCCCTCAAGTCCCACAACACAACAACCTGCAGCAACCATAGCTGATCAAGCAAGAAATAATTCACTACCTAAAACTAGATCTGAATTAAGACAGGAACTTTATCCTGATGGATTTGGAGAAGCAGTGCGTAAAGAAAATGATCTATTACGTAATGGTCAAAGTAGATCGCAGTTAAGAAAGGAATTATATGGTGAAATGGGACCTAGAGAATAGCTGCTAAATAAACATACTGAAAACTCTATAGGATATTATGCCTTTACCAAAGATTGCCACACCGACATATGAGTTGGAGTTACCTT